CTAAGTGGCGCGCTACTCCACCGGCACGTACCGTTGGCGACGTTGTCCATCGTCGTCCACACCGCTCCGCTCACGCTACCCCGTGGACTTATCCACGGCATAGAGACGTTCGGTAGGACGAGGAGGTCAGCCTCACCAGACGCGTTTGTGCTGATAGTGACCGACTCGGAGTAGTGCGCGGTGACCGTAGCCGCCGCGAACATATCCGGAACGCGCGCTCCAGTTGCCTGGCTACTGAAAGGGTTGATGAGAGCCGCGCGATAGCCACTCGAGGACACTCCTCTAACACCTTTCGGCACCTTCTTCTTCTTCTTCTTAGGCGCCTTGACCGCTTGTGGGCGGTTCTGATACACGACCAAAGCTGTTTCTCGCTGCTTCTGTTTCCGTCTGGCCATGTTCGACTCTTGAATATGCAGTTTTCTGTTTATTTCCTATTTTCTTGGTTTTCTAGTTTTTCTTTTTGTTTTCTGAGTCGGGCTCTGCTGCGGGCTCTTCAGACAAATATTGTTTTCTTTTCTTTCTTTTTGTCCCGCTGACGCTGCTCTTTGCGTCACTTTTTACGTCCAGCTCGACGATCCCTGCGCCTAAGCGCGACGAGCACTTTCGAAGCCTCTCAACGCGTTTATCAGCTCGCGCCTGCCGGGCACCCGACGAAGGTCATCGGTGGCTCCAAGAGCCATAGCTCTGAACCACTCGAACTTTTCCCTGTCGTGCACCCAGTTGCGCATCGCGCTGACCAACGTGTCGAACCTGGCGTCCGGCGCACACGCTAGCAAGTTCTCAACGTGCTTCGTGAACCTAACCGGCGTCCAGACGACCTCACCTAGCTTGTTCCGCCCGAATTTCGTCGAGAAGAACTCTGCCCCGTCCATACTATCGTGTTCAACGATTGAGTGAACGGTCAGCCCATAGCTAGTGAGCGTGTCGACATACTTCTGATGATCGAACTCCTTGGGCACGGCCTGAATCTTGTCATCACCGCCTACTTTGAGGAAGAACTTGCTCCTCGTAGTCTGCGGGATGATGTCATCAACGACGTACTCCATCTGCAGCTTAGCCAAGGTGTCGAGGTAGACCATGGCAACCGAGTTCAGGCCCAGCGTAAGAACGCTACCTGAAGTCATGATGCACGGTTTTTGCCTCTCCACCACTGTGCCATCCGGCAGCACGAACGGCATGGTAAACTGCTTGAGCGCGACCCGGCGCGCTTCCGCGCGCCACTCGTCGGCTGCATCTTCGTCCAACTTTCCTGGCTTAGCGAGAGCGACGAGTATGTCAACGACATCCTCGACCATCCACTCTTGCATCGACCAGTCCCAGTTCTTCAAGTCATCTTCAACTATCCGCTTCCTCCCGCGGAATTCGTTGTAGAACCACTCCCCCGCTTGAGGTTGCAACGGATTCCACCCAACCATAATCGGCGACTGCCTATGGTTGTCGGTAAGAGACACGTTGAAAGCCCTAAAGTAGGCGTGGCACTCGATCTGCTCGATCAAACCAACACCGGAAATGAGTCGCGGCATTTCTTTCGCGATCTTCTCCTTCTTGTGCGGCTCGATCTTCG